TGACCAAACATGAATGTAGCGATTGCGGCCACCCAACCGACATCAATGAACTCAACCGCCTCGGCGGCGTGTGCGGGCATTGCGCCCACCATCAGGATCAGGTGCTAGGCCCGCGAGATGAGCCGATTAACCACCACTTGGCGCACCTTGACCGGCTCGACACGCAGCATGGTCCCCATCAAGCATAACCGCCCCAACATCGGGCACCAGCCCCCATCCCCGGAGCCGAGAGGTGGCCGGGGCAAGGGCATAGGAACAAGGGAGAGAGAGATGACCAAACCCAGAAGTGACAAGGGCCAACCGCACAAGGGCCAATATGTTGCCTACCTCCGCGTATCGACGCGCGAACAGGGACGGTCTGGTCTCGGCCTCGACGCCCAAAAGGCGACCATCAACGACTACCTCGACGGCGGCGACTGGGAGTTGATCGAAACCTTCACCGAGGTCGAAAGCGGCCGCAAGGGAAGGGCGGGGCGTCCGCAACTCGACGCCGCCCTCAAGCTCTGCAAGAAAGAGAAGGCCACCCTCATCATCGCCCGCATCGACCGGCTGGCGCGCAACGTCTATGTCACCGCCAGCCTTTACGAAGCCGGCATCGACTTCATTTGCTGCGACTACCCCAACATGGACAAAACCCACATCTACCTTCTGTCCATGATGGCCGAGAAGGAAGCCGACAACATCTCCATCCGCACCAAGGCGGCCTTGAAGGCGGCGAAGGCGAGGGGCGTCGTCCTCGGCAACCCTGACTGCCCCAAGATCAGCAAGCTGGGCGTCAAAGAAGCCAAAAAACTAGCCGACGCCCATGCCGAACAGGTCTATCCGATAATTAAATTTATCCGGCGTTCCGGCGTCGCTTCCCTTCGCGGCATCGCTCGCGAGTTGGGAAACAGGAAGGATGTCGAGACATCCAGAGGCGGCGACTGGTCGGCCCAGCAGGTCAAGAATATTTTGAGGCGGTGCGGCGAAGCATAAAAACGCCATACTTAGGCAGCAATTAACGACATCAAGATGAAGACGGGGATTCTACTCTGGCCGTTGGGCCTGAAAAAAAACGAGGCCGCCCAGTATATAGGCGTCAGCCCGACGCTGTTCCTGCGGATGGTCAAGCGAGGCGTTATGCCCCCGGCGAAACAACTAAGCGAGGGCCGCATCGCTTGGGACCGCACCGCTCTCGACATGGCATTCGAGGCATTGCCGCCGCATGAAACAGAGCAGAACCCTTGGGATGAAAATGACTAGATATATAAAGAGAGACAGGGGACGCCTTTACCTTCGTTGCGCCGGGATGAAGCCGATCCGGCTCTACGAACCGGAAGGTACGCCGGAGTTCGCACAGGAGTATGAGCAAGCCCTCCATCGCATGACGGCGGCGATCCCCGGCCGTGTCAGGGGATCATTCCAGTGGCTTATTATTAAATATTTTTCCAGCCCCGAGTTTCTTTACCTGATGCCCAGGACACAGAAGATTCGACGGCGCATCCTCGAGCGTATTTGCGGAGTGAAGACGAGGGCCGACGCCGGCTACAGGCAACTGCTGCCGCGCCATGTCCGCGATATGCGCGACGAGCTTGCCTCCACGCCGGAGGCCGGCAACGGCCGCGTCAAGGCCCTTCGCCAGGTCTTCAAGTGGGCCATCGAGCGCGACCTCGCCGACCACAACCCGGCCGCCAGCGTACCCTACTTCCCACCGGCGAACCCTGACGGTTTCCATACATGGAGCGAACCCGAGATCACCTGTTTCGAGGCCTGTCACCCCATCGGCACCAAGGCGCGGCTGGCGATGGCGCTTCTCCTCTATACGGGCGTCCGCCGTGGCGATGTCGTCAGGCTGGGCCCACAACTCGAGCGCGACGGTTGTCTTGTCTTCACCGAGGAAAAGAACGCCGCCCACGCACCGAAGGAGCGCACCCTTCCCATCCTGCCGGAATTGCGCCGGGCCATCGATGCCGCGCCGTCAGGCCACCTCGCTTATCTGGTGACCGAATTCGGAAAGCCGTTCTCGGCGCCGGGCTTCGGCAACTGGTTCCGCAAGCGGTGCGACGAGGCCGGCCTGATCGGCTGCTCGGCCCACGGCCTCCGCAAGGCCGGAGCCGTCAGGGCGGCCGAGGCCGGGGCGACGACAAAACAATTGATGGCGATCTTCGGGTGGCGGTCGGCCAAGATGGCGGATCGATACACCCTCGCCGCCGACCGGAAGAAACTGGCGGCAGAGTCCATACACCTGCTGGCGAAACGGAATCTAGGAGAAAAAGTGTCGCATTAACCACGGGGCTGACGCACAGGCGATAATGCATTGAATATCAGAGGGTTGTGAGGGGGGTGGTGCCCAGGGGCGGAGCCCCACAAGTGAGCGGCATCAACCACTTGCGACAAGACGCGACACTTTAAACCCTCCATGAATATCCATGCACGGTTATCGCCGGTGTCTCCCCTAATAAAGGAGAGACCGAGATGCTGTACTACGACATCCGACCACACAACGACGAGCCGCTGCTCTTGACCTGCCTACGACGGTTGATCGAGGGCGTCGCCGTCGTCTGCTTCGTCGCTTCCATCTCGTTTGCCGTTCTCGTTATCGCGGCATGGACGGGGGCAATCTGATGGTAAAATTTTCCGTGACCGGCGTCGAGATCGGCGCCTCCGACCTGGGGGCCATCGTCGAAGTGGACGGCGAGTTTCTCTTTCCATTCGGGAACGGCCCCAACGACATCCTCCAGCGTCACCGTGCCGCTCTCGACGGCGTCGATACCTTCCCGGCGAGCCGCGTCATGGAGGGCGGCAACCGCTTCGAGGACGCGATCAGGCTGTGGTTCGAGGATGACTTCAACGTCGCCGTCACGCCCCCCCAGCGTGGCTATCGCAACAAGAACTGCAACCTCGTCGCCAGCCTCGACGGCCTGATCGAAGAGAAAGAACCGTTCACCATCACCGATCATCAAGGCATCACGCATACCCTCGAGGGCGAGGGCGTCGTCGACTTCAAGTGCCCGACCTACAAACCCGAGGAACCCGAGGCCTTGCAGTACATTTTTCAGGTTCAAGGTCAGATGGACTGCGTCGGCGCCGACTGGGCGATCATCGCCTACCTGCCGAGGGTCAACCTCGAGTGGGTCATCGCCGTCACTCGCCGGCACCGGGGGATGATCAAGGCCATCTACGAGGCCGTCGATACCTTCTGGCTACATATGAAGAACGACACCGACTATCCACCGGCGACGACCACCGAGGCCAACAGGTTGATCGGCGGCAACCGCCGGCCCGAGGCCCTCGACCTCGTCGAGGGGTGCCCCGACGACAGCCCCATCGACAAGAACGGCCGCGACGAGTTGATGAACCTGGCCGAGAGTTACCTGGCCGGCGTCAAGACCAAGAAGGCCGGCGAAAACCTGAAGGAGGAAAGCCAACTCGCGATTCAGCAGATAATGAACGGCGTCGAAAAGGTTGATCTGCCGGGCGTCAAGATCAAGTGGACGACCACAGAACACAAGGCCAAGGAAGAGACGACCAAGATCGTGCCGGCCAAGCCGGCGTACACCGGCCGACGTTTTTCGGCTAAGGAGGTTAGCGATGTCTAAAGCACTGGCAACGGTCGAAGACGCCGGCGAGATACTCGAGCAGGTGATCATCGAGGGCGACCTGGCGAAGCTCTCGCCGGAGGATAGGGTCAGCTATTATAGAAAGGTCTGCGAAAGCGTCGGGCTCAACCCGTTTTCAAAGCCCTTCGACTACATCAAGCTGAACGGAAAGCTCACCCTCTATGCGCGGCGCGACGCTGCCGACCAACTCCGCGCCCTTCATGGTGTCAGCATCAAGGTATTGTCGAAGGAGTTCGATGACGGCCTTTATACCGTCCACGTCGCAGCCGTCGATAAAACCGGGAGAACCGATGAGGACATCGGCGCCGTCATGCTTGCCGGCTTGCGTGGCGAGGCCAAGGCCAACGCGATGGCGAAGGCGATGACCAAGGCCAAGAGACGGGTCACCCTGTCCATCTGTGGTCTCGGCTGGCTAGACGAGACCGAGGTCGCCGACATCGCGGGGGCGAAGAGCCCGACCGACACCCTCGACGAGCTTTTTCCCAGCGAGGATGAGGATCCGGCCAAGGTCGAGGCCCGAGGATCGCCCCAGATCGACGTGACGGGGGACCAGATACCCGTAGGTGCCGAAAAACCAGCCGCCCCTACAGGCGCATCTGAGGCTCCTGTGGAGGGTATCGCCTTGAAGGTAGGCGGTGAGACCTACCACCTCGACAATGCCGGTGAATTCTTCAGGGAATACCTGAATCAACTTCAATTCGCAGCCGAGACCGACGACATACCCTGCCGGCAACGCATGACCCGGTTGAGAGAATTCGAGCAGTTCAACATGGACAGCCTCGATGTGATCCCGGCCGAGGGTAAAAAGAAATTGATCGAGTGGCGAAAAAAGCTGAACCGAAAGCTCGGCGCCTTGGCGAAGAAGGAGTGACGGCGATGGATAAATGTCCGACGTGCGGAGCGGTGAAGAAAAAGGTTGGCTTGAGCCCGGTCCAAGCGGAAGTGCTAAAGATAATCAAGGCATTCATTTCCGACCATGGCCACAGCCCATCCCTCAACGAGTTGGCTGACCGTCACGGCACACAAAGATCAAACGTATACCGCCATGTCCACAGTCTCATCGCTCGCGGCTACCTGCGTCACCGGCCGTTCACGCAACGATCGCTGACCGTCGTCTAGGCCAGGAAGAGGGACCGCTCCTCGGCCCGGCGTCGAACCAGGCCGGGGAGCACCCTTCCCCCACCCATCCGCCACTTGGGGAGTTCGTTGGCGGCCCCCAGGTAGTCGCCACGGTTCAGCTTTTGGCGAAGCGTAGATCGCTGGAGGGCGCCGGCGCCGACGTTATAGGCGAAGGACACCAGGGCTGAGAATTCATCCCACGTCAGCAACGATAAAATGAGACGATCCACAGCTTGCTCGAACGCCTTGACCTGCTCACCCAATAGCTGGTTAGCGCGAGCCTCGGATATGGGCCTCGTCTTGAGAGTAACCTTGCGGTCGCCGATCCTCGTGGCGCCGTAACCGATCGACGGGATGCCGGCGGGACACAAATACGGTTCGAGGCGCAGCCCCTCAAACCGTTTGATGATTGCAAGCCCACTTGCATTTATGTGGGCTTGTTCCTCGATCCTGTCGTCGTAGATGATGTCCATAACGCCGGCCATTACGACCGGGCGCGGTACTTCTCGAGGCTGCGGTTGCCGAACCAAAACGCCATCACGGCGGCGAACAATGCCATCACGTCGTCTGACCAGACGGTGCCGAGGGCGGTGATGCTGTCAACGCCGGCGGCGGTCAACGCGATGTAGGCCGTCACTTCTACGAAAACAAAAAGGCTGAAAAAAATATACGTTATTACCGGCCTCACGCTTCCGCGCAACCCATCGATGAACGCGACGCCTGTCATCTTATCGTGCCGGTGGAGGCTCTTCATCTCCTCGATGTCGCCCGTCACGTTTATCTCTTCGAGCTTCTGGACGTGACCAGCCTCTTGCATCTTCATCTGGGCTTCGAGGATCGCCAACTCGTGCTTCTTGTCCTGCCGGTCTTGGAAATAATTAATCAAGCTTGGCATCCACGATCCGAAGAAACCGATGAGAGCCGACAAAGCGGTGAACATTTTAGGTGTTCCTTCCTTCCTTCGGCGGCGGGCTCCACTCACCGCCCCACACGATCAAACAGGCGACGCCCCGCGAGCTACTTGCGACGATCGACCATGAACCACTCGGCGAAACGAGTAGCGATACGACGACCGGCGGACTGCCCGCAGGGACGGGGACGTGCCCCACGCCCTGCATGGCCTCGCCGTGATCCTGGAGAAGCCCCCGCAAAAGGGCGGCGGCGGGGAAGCAACGCTGCCCAATCTGCGCCAGTTCAACGGGTGGCTCGGCAGATTCCGCGACGGGTGCGGCGACGGTATCTTGTGGGGCCACGCACCCAACCGTCAGCAGCAAAGAGACGGCGAGGAACGCGAACAGGATTAATTTTGTGGCCATGCCCTAACTCTTTTCTACAGAACCGTGCCTGCCGTTGTGCTTAATTAGGAGGTCGCTTACCCTTCCGCTAAGTGTCTCAACTTTCCCGTGTATCGCCGCGAGCTCTCGATGCGCCCTCTCTTGGTTCGCCGGGGACAGGATCGTGCCCATCGTTGTCAACTGGTGGCTCGCCACGGCCATAAGGGCTTCAAGTTCGTCCAACTGCTTTTCGACTTCCCTATTTTGGCGGGCCAGCTTCTTGATGTCCTCGACAACACGGTTGAGTTGTCCCTTCATCGTGAAGTAGCCACCGGCCAGCGCGATCAGGATCGTGGCTGCTTGAAATCCTTCCCGGACGCCGATCTCCATTTTCTCTAAGCCGTTAGCCTGTCCACACGCTCTTTGAGGCCCAAATAAGCCTGCTTGACCGCTGGCGAAAAGTCATTGTCAGTTATGGTGCCGTTGACCACCAGCGTACTGACAAGCTCGACCAAGACGTACATGGCCTTGTCCTTGGCGGTGACCATCACATACTCGGTGTCTTGATCGTGCTGGTGCGCTGCCGCTTCGGCGGCAAGGTCACGCGCCACAATATTGTAGGGCACCTCCGTGGCATTATCAGGGACAGGCAGGGCGGCCACCAGCTTGTGGGTGGCGGGGTCATAGGCCGGGAGAATGTCGTCAATCCACCTCTTGCCCTCGGGCGCTACCGGGCGTTCCGGCTTCTGGTGACGTACTTCAAGATCGCCAGTGGCGTTATCAACTAGCGCGTAAATGTGGTCTGACATAATCTCTCTCCGAGATGAATTGTAACGCGGGCAGCGACATCAAGCTGCATGGCGGTTCTCCTCTAGGCGCTCCCCGATGGCAATGAAGGGAGCTTCCCACTCACCGTAGACTTCCTGCCGGAAAAGGGTGACTGCGTTATACCACGGCGACGTAGTACCGCTGAGCGCCCACATCCAATAAGGAAGGATCGGTGTTACGATCCACGTCGGTATGCCCATGGCGGCAGACAGGTGAGCCACCGAGGTGCAAGATGAGATGACAAGGTCACACTCGGCGATGGCCTGCGCCGTTTGCACCCAGTTATCGAGAGGTGTCAGCCCGACCCAGGAAGGCCGGTCCTCAATGCCATCGTCGCGCTGGAGGCAGACAAAGTCGGCGTCCATGTTTTCGACGGCGTCGAACATCAGACGCGTAGGGAACAGGCGCTGGGCGTCGGCCTCGATCTTCGAGTTACCCCGCCAACGCAGGCCGATGCGTGGTCTGTCAGAGCGCAGCTTCCTGGGCGGCGGGGTGATGTAGGGAGCGCCGTCAATGTCCTCGTACTCCAAGCCAAGTGGGATGATTGAAGACATCCCCGGTATCCAGAAGTCGTGGTACATCAGTGGCCCGGCAGCCTTGGCCCCCGCCGCCGAAACTCCCGCGCAATTCCTGATGATCGGCGTCAACTCCGGGGAACCCGCGACAATTACCTTGCATCCCCTCTCCGCGATGTTCTTGGCGAACCGGACAGAATGTATCTGGTCCCCGAACCCAGCTTCCAGGTTGAGCAGCACAGTACAATCATGCTCACCATTCCACAGAGGCATAGCAGTGCCGGGGTTGGGGTTGCCGAAAGCGTCATCGGCACGTCCCCTGTTAAGCAGTTTCATGCCCTCTTGCAGTTTGCCGTCGGCCAGCACATTCCAAGCTCGATTGAAGGCGGCTCGGTCGTCCCCCGGAGAAGCCTTCTCCAAGACCTCACCAATCTCGCGGCCCTTCTTGAAGTCACCGCGAATGTTGGCCTCTTTCTGGAGGTCGATAAGCTGTGGCTCGCGGTCGCCTTCTCCCTCGCCCCTCCAGAATGCTGGCTGCATGAAGGTTCCGTGAAGGTCTCCGAGAATGGCCTTGGCATCTTCTGAGTGCTGACGCTCCAGCTTGGGCTTGATGTCATGCAGCCCCGGAACCTTCCAGACCTCGTCGTCGTCCTCGGCGACACTGTCCCCGTCGATGTTCTCGAAGTCCCCCTTGTATGGGTCAAGGCTCAGGAAGGACAGGACACGGTCGAGTTCCTTCTGGGGGTTATCGATCATGTCGTCGTAATCCACGATGCAGAAGTTCTCTGGCGCGTCGGCAAAGCCCTCGGCCAAGGTGATATAGGCTGTCTGGAGGTGAGAGATAAGGGCAGAGGAGCGCAGGAACCCCTTGAGGTCATCAGGCTTCGCCACCCGGACAAAGGACGCTGCACAGTCGGGGACGTTACGGACGGTTGCCACAATCTTGGGTGGCTCCCCCAAGACCTTGGCCATGGTACTCATTATCGTGACGGCGGGCCATCCCCGCGACTTATCCACGACGATGCTGTCTTGGCATTCATCGGCGACGATGGCCTGGAGATGCCGGATGACCCCTGCCTCGCCTCGCGTCTTCATGGCCGGGTTGCCTTCCCATGCAAAGACGACAGCCCCGAGAACGTCGATCAACCCACTAGTCGGCGTCACACGCACGTCAAGATGCTGGTTGAGAATCGCCGCCAGTACCGTGGATCCGGAGCGAGGAAGACCAGACAGGAAAAACAGCTTGCTCATGCTGACCTAATGGCGTTAGCGCTTTGGCTATGTAGGCTGATGGCGATCCAATCCGTCGCCGACCCCACTTGCACAGGGGAGGAATAATTGGTCGTGTTGTTGAGACCGTGAGCACCACTTGCCCCCGGGCCTGTTCCCCACAGTGTGCCGTCTGTCCTAAGAAACTGTCCATGCTGATAGACGGCGAGACGTTTCCAAACGTTGCCGCCGCCAAGCTGGACGGGAGAGGAAAATCCTGTGAGCGCGCCGGTCCCTAAATGCCCGCCATTATTGTATCCCCAAACAAAGCCGGCGTATGACGTTGTGGTGGCGTGAATGCCAAGAAAAGACACATCGACGGTGAGCCATGTGGTCAGCGCCCCAACCTGTTTCGGAGAGGAATAATCGGTCGTATTCCCGTGACCCAAAGCACCGCTGCCACCAGGCCCCCATGTCCAAAGCGTTCCATCGGTCTTGATCCAACCACAGTGTTCTCCTTTTGTCTCAGGCGAAGTATGGGACCAGTTGGTTAAAGACCCAACTTGTTTGGGCGAGGAATAACCAGTCGTACTGGTGAGGCCGAGACGGCCATTGGCCCCGTTACCCCACGAGAACAGCGTTCCCGCTGTCGTGTTTGCAGTGGTATGCGAGTTGGCGCAGCACACCGAATCCCATGTCGTCAACGACCCCACTTGAGTGGGGGAGGAAAGGTCGGTTGTGTTGCCGTGACCGAGACGGCCATGAGCACCTTCCCCCCACGTCCACAAGGTGCCATTGCTACGGGTTGCCGCCGAATGGATGTTAGACGCGCTCACAGAAGCCCAATCCGTATCACTCCCTATTTGCACTGGGGAGGACCGAGCCGTCACCGAGCCATCACCAAGCTGGCCCTGAGTGTTGAACCCCCACGCCCACAATGTTCCATCTGTCTTGATGGCGAGAGAATGAAAACCTCCGCAGGATATTTTTGCCCAGGTGGTGAGAGAGCCAACCTGGACGGGGGAAGAATAGACCGTCGTATTGTTGTGGCCGGGTCGTCCGTATGTCGCCACCCCCCAGCCCCACATACCTCCCTCAATGATAGAATCGGTAAAATGACCACCTTGAACAAACGGCATTCCCAGAGCAGTCATTGTAATGCCTTCACCGTAAGCAGCGTGAACGTACCCATATTGGTAATGTAGTAGAAGAAATCATCACCGTTTGTGGTCGTCAATGAATCACCATCAACAATGTCATACGCTGACGTAGTTACTGTCCCTGCACTGCTATCGTTTGTCACTTGAATGATCATCGTGCAATCATTTGCCGGGACCGCCAAGGTGTGCGCTCCGTTGTTGACCATCTTCTGCATGTTGCCGTTCGCTTCATTGGGTGTCACTGTACCAGACGTGATGGTTCCTAAGTCGTGGATCGTATTTGCGAAGCCCGCCGTGAGAACATCCGCCGTGTCAGCCTTTAATGTGTCGGCATCATAGGCTTGAAAATCGACGCCAGCTTCCATGTTCAAATTGGTTTTGAACGTTGACTCGGTGAACTCGGTGCCGTTGTTGGCGGCGACAACATCGCCACCGCCAAACTGCGCCCAAGTGATGGCCGTCGTTTCGAGGGTGCCGCCAGTGTCGGCTGTGCAGATGTATGTCCTGTCGGCGTTGACGGTACCCTGCTCGACGGCGCAAGCTGCGCTCGGTACCTCGAGCCAGGCATCCATGTCGGTAGCTCGAGCCCAAGCGCCAGCGGCTGCTATGTAGATGCCGTTGTCTTCAGAGGACGATTGGTTTTTCACCAGAACACGATCACTGGCGACAATTGAGATGCCGTCAATCGTCTGTGCTCCCGACAGTGTGATGTTAGCCGTCGTCGCAGCCTTGGTTCGGTCCTTCCACCTGATGCCAGCGGCGGTTGCGGCGGCGGCGTCGGCGCTGGAGGAAGCGTTTGTTGCCGAGGTCGCCGCTGCCGTCGCCGAGGTCGAAGCTGCCGTTGCCGAGGTCGAAGCTGCCGTTGCCGAGGTCGCCGATGCCGTCGCCGAGGTGGCGGCTGCTGTCGCGTTGGTGGCAGCGGAAGAGATGTCCGTCGTCGATGGACCGGCAACCAGCGTCGTCCCCGCCGCGCCGAACACCACAGCCTTGTCGGCCTGGTCAGCCACCGTGTCGTCGTAGGGGAAGGCCAAGGGGCCGGCGCCACTATCGGAGATGTCCCTGTTGGCGAATGCGTCAATCTGGATACAGCGGCGGACCAGGCTCTCGAGTTGCTGCTGGATGATGGTGATGCGGTCGAGCTCGTCGTTGATAGTCGCGGCCTTGAAGTCGCCGCCTGTAGTGAAGTCGGATGTCCTCGCGACGGCCTGGTCGGAGGTGATGGTGACGATGTTGCTCGAGGCGGGTTCGTTGCCGCTGGTGAAGGTTATCGAGCCGGTGCCGTCAGAGCTAAGGCTGACCGTGTAGTGCGTCGTCAGGATCTTCAGGGTGGTCGAGTCGTAGACGGCCAGGTCACCCTCATCGAGGATGGCGAAGGCGAAGTTGTACGGTCCAGCCGATCCGGAGCTGGTGTACTGAATCCGGCGGTGGACTGCATTAATGGGTATGTCGGCCATATCTTCTTACCTATCGCTATATCTGGTGTTTATACATTAAGAGCCAAAAAAGATCACGGTGCTAAACCTTCTTCCTTGCGCTCCCGTTGTTCTGACGGCGGCAGGTTTCTAAACATCACCTTCTCCTCCAGATCGATGTCCCCCTCCAGAAGGGTCTTGATGCCGCCGGTGGCCCAGCGGGCCTCCAGAGACCCATCGGGAGACACGGTTCCGGTCGAGCCCCTATAGGTCGTGATGATGTCAGCCATTTCCTCCACCTTGTCCTCGTTGCTGAGATCGTAATATCGGTCGGATTCTATCAGGTCGAGGAAGGCGTCCTTCATGTCTACGCCGTTGATCTCGAACTCGTTGGTGGCGATTATCAAGGCGTTCTTCTGGGTTGTGGTCAATTTGATGCCGCCGACCTTCTTGAACTGGGTCATCGTCAACCTGCCGCCGACAAAGAAATTCAGCCGCTGGATTTCGATATCGACGCTGTTGAACTTTGCCTCCTGTATCCGGATTGGGCTGAACAACTCCCACGCCCTGCCGTTGCCAGCATTTGTCGTTTCGGCCCAAAGGTTCAGGCGGTCTGGCACCTCGTCGCTGAACCAGGGGTTGCGGCTTTTCGCCTTGAGGAGGGCGGCATAAAAACCCCTGACTACTACCGGCAGGTTTGGATCGGGTGTCGTATCCTTGACGGTCGGGTCTTGCATCCTCTCGATGCTGGCGATCAACGAGGAGTAGTTGGTGCCGGTCGTCACTATCGACAGCCCCGGCTGGATGAGCGTCGATGCGGTCATCTTCGCCAGCGTGTCGAAAAGGCCGGGAAGGAAGGCGCCGTCCTCGTTTGACCGGCCGAACATCGAACCGATCTCGACCATCCCTTGCAGCATGGGAAGCTCGTCTATGTAGTTCTCGACGGCCAGGGTGGCCGCCATAGCCAGCATCTCCAGTTCCTCCTTGTCGTCACTGTATCTGGCGTAATCCGCGTAGTCGCCGGCTATTGCCAGCAGTCCGGAGATGGGATCGAAACGCGAATAGGAAACGCAAGAATACGTTGTGCTGCTGCCAACCCTGGCGCAGATGGAATAGGGCTGAAGCTTCTGCCGGCGGAAGGCGTCTTGCGATCCGCGAGCCGTCGGACCAGACCCGGTGATGGTGATGTCGTCGATGAGGTTGCCGTCGTCATCGAAGAGGTTGCCGGCGGCCAGCATCGCGAAACTGCCCATGATCGTCGATCCGATCGCCAGCCGCGACATCGCAAGATCGCGATCGGCCGGATCGGCGCTCCTCATCAGCTTGCGGAATTTAGGAGAAAGGAGGGCGAGGGGCCCGGCCCTTTGAAACGTCTGGCCGCCGATGTTGGTGGGCGTCTTGAAGAACGGCACGGCGATCTTGGCGGCGGGGTGGGACATCGTCGTCTGGAGGTTGCCGAGGGCCCCCTCCAGG